CTTTGGTAAATGCACCACGCCTAAAATCAAACTGCCATGACACTCTATGTGTTTGTATTTTAGATTGTGTTTTAACCTGGCACTTGTATAGCGTATGGTCAACATCAAATATGATGTCTGCCTCCGCGCTGTGTGGAACTACCAATACAGTATCGGCATATAAAGAAAGCAACGAGGCTACTAAGTATTCTCCAGATCGGCCAACTCTTTCAGATTGGCGTGGCATGGGTTTATTGTGGCGTTATTCCCAAAGGAATAGCCTGTTCTTCTTGCCTTTCCATTATTGGCGCAACTATATCTATTAGATTAAGAGTTTTTATTATAGCCGCTTTAGATTGAGGGTTGGTTTTTCCTAACTCAACTAAAAGCCTAGTTGCTTCTGGATCAGCAAGTAACCTACCTAAGTTTTCATATGTACCACCTGCTTTTATTTCTCCATATCTTGTAGCAAGTCTTACATAAGGATTAAATGTTTTCATCATAGCAACGTCTTTAACCACTGCCTGTCCAGCAATGCCCTTAACATCAAAACCAGGTTTATTTATATTACTTACTCTTGCTGTTCTTTCTAAAATATCAAACATATTTTCAAAACCAATTTTAAAATCTTTTCTGCTAACATTATTTGCATCTGCTACATTATCCAAGACTGCTAAAAAATTCTTTCTTTGTTGTGGTGTGTTAAAAACATTTTTTACCAACTCAAAACCCTGACCTAAATCTTTTCCTTTTTTCTTAATTTTAGAAGATTTATTTATAGCATTTCTAAAATAAAGATTAGCAATTTGCTTTACAGCTTCAGGGTCAGTTTTTGATAAAGTACCAAGTGTTGTGTTGATGTCTTTTACATTTACTGTTTGTGGATTAAAAACAAAGTTTTCTATTTTATTTAAATTTAAACCTTTTTTAGAAAGTTCTAAAACATTTCTTTCTACAATGTTTACCAAGGTCTTGGTTATTTCAGAATATTTTTCATTTGCTGCTTTATAATTTGGATTGGTATTTAATTGAAAATTAAGATCATCAAGAATACCTGTTTGATCAGAGTTAAATAATTTACCTCTTAGATCTTTAGCTATAAATCTCTCTCCTCCTATAACTAAATTTTTATTAGCGCTGGAGACATCATCTCTGTATTGTTTGAATGTACTATCTAATTTATTTATATTTGTAACTGGTGTTATTACTTTTTCTTTTTGACCCTTTACTTTAGTTTCCTTTTCTATCAATTGTTTTCTGATTTGTAACAGCTTTGCCCTGTTAGGACTATTTGGAGATGTTTGTGTTCTTATAATGTTATCAATATTTTCTATTACATCCAATACCTGATTGGGTTCTAAGAACTCATTATTAGAAACACCATAACCAGCTTTTTGTGATTTTGATGCTCTGACAGCCTTTGCGCTTTGTATAGTTTCTTTTGCTACGCCTTCAATCATATCAAACACGGCTCTTTGGCTTTCAGGCATATCGGCAATTTGACCTGCCTGTTTATTGATTAAGGCCTCAACCATATCTGGTCTATTTTTTACAGAGTTGTATATGTAGGCAGAACCCTCATCTGTTTTTAAAATATCTTCAATTAATTGAATGGCCATAGGGTCATCTATAGTTTCTCCAGGCAGAAGCTTAATACCAGAAACCCTTGCAGCTTCCTCTAAATTTATTGCATCTTTTAATGTTTTTGGATCTATGTCTTTCAAAGTTCTTTCAGCGAGTTTTGCTGCTTGGGTTGGACCTGCTAAAATACCAGCGGTAATCATAGCTGGAATACTTGTTGCAGACGCAGCGCCTGGACTGCCAGTAGCTTGCTCTACGCCCTCATACACCGCGCCACCGCCAGCGCCTAACTGCACGCCTAGTTTCTGTGCGGCTGGTGTTTTTCCTAGAAAACCTGGAATTGCAAATTCTGGTATAGACTGTAAAAACCCTCCCAAAGAAGTTTGCGACTGGTATCTTCCTAATTCTTCTAAACCAGGTATTAAAGCTTCTACACCAGTTCTTATATCCTTTGATGTAGGAAATACCTGAACTGGTCTGTCACCGCCTATAAATGGCTTCGTCATAAATCCAGGCAAAAATGTTTTTCCTAATTTTTCTATGTCTCCGACCATACCAGGTACATACGAAGCGCCTTTATATACGCCAGAGCCAGCTGACTTCAATATATCAGCAGCCTGCTGTCTTTTAGTCAATGGTGGTAATGCTTGGCTTCTTTCTTCCATGCCAAAACCAGTTTTACTATAAAACTCTTCAATCGGCATATCAGGATAATATTTGCCATGTAAAGAATCTAACAGTTCCTTATCTGACAGGTCTTTGTATTGTGGATATTTAGACCTAACTTCTTGTATGTTAAGCATTGTAGTTATCTAATTCCTAAAGGATCATTTATTGTTGTTCCTGTTGCGCTTGGTGTTTGTTGCGCATAAGGATTTATATAAGTGTTAAATGGAGTAGCATCTCTTAACGCATTTAATTGTAAAATTTGCTTATCAAAATATTCTCTTTGATTTTCCGCGGAATTATTTTTTAAATATTCTAAAGTTTTTACTCTATTATCTACAGTTTTGCTTACCTCTCCACCAAGTCTATTATAAACGCTTTCTATTACTGCAATTTTTCCTCTCTTGCCAACACCGCCAGAAACTATTAATAGGGCATTTTCATAATCTTTGTCGGAAAGACCTCTTCCCTCCTGTCCTCTTGCCGCTGCAAACAAGTAAGCTAAATCTCTAACCTGTGATTCATTTACACCATATTGATCAGAAACTACATTTAGTCGTTCCATAAAATCATTACCTTCTACAGTAGTATAAGTATCATTTGCAACTTGATCATTATAGTAAGATTTTGTATCGGAACTTGCTAACTTTAAAAATCCTTTTGTGTTTTGTATAACACTTGTTGCAAATTTCGCGCCTGCTCCCACGCCAGTCAACGCGGCCTCATCCATCTTATCAAGCTCATTAGTATAGTTTTGCAAATTATCAAGCAAGGTACTTGTAGCCTGCCACCTATCAGCAAAAGGTTTGTTTTCTGCACTAAACACCTGTGATTGTTTAGATGGAGGCGATTTTGTATCTGTTGGTATATTAACTATTGTGCTACCTGTTGGATATAAGCCAGAAGCTTCACCCTGTACAAATTCGTCATAAGTTCCCAAACCGATACCTGTTCTGTCTGGACCTACTATCTGATAAATTTTTGGTGCAGATGTTTTGAGTAATTTGTTTTCATATATTTTTATATTTCTTACATCTGTATCGGTTCTTTGTTCTTCAGGAATGTTTTTAAGTTTAGTAAGTTCTGCAATATTTCTTTCAAATTCAGTTGTCTCGTCTTTATCCCTGTCTTTAGGACCTGTCAATGGAGCAACTATAAAACCACCAGCCTCTGCTTGTTCGATACCTTGAAAATCTGATTCTAAGACAGTAGCAACTGGTTGCCCTGTTTTTGGATCAAAAACACTAAGCCTTTTGGAAGAACCAGCTTGAGTAGTACCAGTAGCAAGTCTAGGATCTAAACCAGCTTTTAATAGTTTTATTTGTTCAGCATATCTTGGGTCTTTACCAAGTTCTTGTAACAACCTTTCTTGCTTTGCAGCTTCATCTCTTTTTGCAGATAGCGCCAATCTTTGTGGATCGCCAGATAATATAGCTGAAGTACGACCTAAACTTCTTTGTAGGTTCTCTAAACCAGCCTGTCTACGAATCTTTTCTTCTTCTGGAGATACTTTTTGCATTGGGTCATAACCGCCAACCTCTGTTAGACCTCTGCCTACTCTTTGACCCAAGCCTGTTAAAAAATTTCCTATTGCCATTTAGAATAATCCTCTTGATGTTCCTGAAAGTGTTTGTACTGGTGCTTGTGGCGTTTGTTGAAATAAATTACTGAATATTGGCGCAACTGTTTGATAAGCATTTAAACCAGCTTCAAATTTTTCTGATCTGCTGGGGTTATATTGATCTGTTCTTGATACTGGTGCTTCCATTCCAGCTATAGAGCCTTGTAATAAACCTAACTGCTGTGGACCATAGGCAAGCGCCCTGCCAAACTCTCCTCTTGACGCACCAATTCCTGCTTGTTGCAGTGCTTGTTGTTGTTGACCTATACCACCTAATAAACCAAGGCCTCTCAATTGCTGTCCTTGTAATCCACCTAGCAAGCCTGCTCTTTGCGCACGCGCCTGCATTTCTAATTGTGGTTGCGTTAATGCTGCTCTACCAGCTATATCTAAGCCACCCATCTGTCTTTGTTGTTGCATTTGTGCTTGTTGCATCCTTCTTTGCTGTCCTAACTCTGCACCAAAGATACCAGCCTGCTGACCAAGTTGTGCTTGTTGTACGGCTCTTTGAGCTGCAATATCTTGACCTGCAAGACCTGCTTGTTGACTAAGTTGAGCTTGTTGTATAGCTCTTTGTTGTTGTTGTTCTGTACCCATTAATCCAGCTTGCTGTTGTAATTGCGCTTGCTGTAATGCTCTTTGTTGTTCTTGACCAGCACCAAATACGCCTAATTGTTGTTGTCTTGCTAAGTCACGTTCCGCTGCTGCTTGTGCTTGTTCAAAACCAGACTGTCTCAAACCAGCAGCTGTTTTAGCCATTTGTTCTGCATAAGGTCTTTGTGATTCAGATTCTATTAATGCAGATCTTGAACCGCCGAAAGCACCTGCTCTAATTGCTCTGTCTTGCGCACTACCACGAGCTATATCAGCTTGTCGCTGTATGTCTCCCATTGCAAGGTCTATAACCTGTTGCTGATACGGAGATTGATATGCTCCTATATCTTGACTTAATAAACCTTTGAATTGTGGAGTAGATACCTGTCCAATTTGTGCAGCTGTTGGACCTGATACAGGACCTATCTGTGCGCCACCAAAAGTAGGTGTAGTTTGTATTTGTTCTGCACCTGGAGCTTGAGTAGTTTCTATAGTTGGTGCTTGAAAACCAGTAACAGGTTGTATAGTAGGCTTGAACTGTTCTTGAGCCATACCTTGTAAAGCTTTGGTTGGGTCATAACCCATACCAGATTCAAATAATCCCCTGGTAGCTTGAAACTGTCGCAGTTGATCTGGATTAAATCCAGCAACCATTGGTCCTGTATAGGGTAAAAATGGCTGTTGTGCTACGCCTTTAGCTCTATTGAAAATATCTTCGTATCTTGCGGCCGTAGCTGGATCTAATGTTTGTTGCATGGTTGTGCTTCCGCCTGGTCCAGAGCTGCTTCCACCAGTTAATCCTTTTACTGCGCCTACTGCTCCTGCAACCGATCCTACAGTTTGTGCTACTTTACCCACTGTTGCTAGCGATGGTAATGCTGCTATTGCTGCTTGTGGCATGTTATCTCCTATAAATCTTTACTTAATAACACTTCTTGTTTTATACCTAAGTGTTTTGCTTTTCTAATCCAACCTTTTCTGCCACCACCGTATAATCTTTTGATGCCAGATTCTCTTGCAAATGTTTCTATATGTTTAAACATTTGTTCAAATTCTTTAAAGTTTCCTGCAAATACCAATATATTCATTGATAACATTTGCGGAAAAGGTATTATCTCTGTGACCATTGCTGACTTCTTGCCTGGCCATAAAAGAGCCATACCATTTCTTATTTTATCTTCTATGTCATCAATTGTATAGGTATCTTGGTATTTCATAGCCTTTACAAGCCATGGCTTACACCTTTCCCATTCAACTTCCCAAGGCTCTTTTTGTGCCTCTTGTATGTCTACTACGTTACTAATCGCCTTTTGCATACTCTACAAGACCTGCATATACAGTTAAATTACCAGCACGATCTGCTTGTACCTTTACAACATCGCCTTGGTGTAACACTAAACTTTTGCTTAATAATTCTTTTGTGTCATAAGCAGCAATTGTAAATTCTTTAAATAAAGTATAAACAGTGCCATTGTGCGTTACAGTTACTGTTATATTAGTTTGTTGGTTGTCATGGTCACAAACCAAAATAGATTCAATGATTGCAAAAGTAAAATCATCACCACTTGGGGATGTATATAATGTTGTTAAATCTGTAGTGGTGAGTATTTCATGTGCTGTTTCAGCTCTTTGTATATATTGTCTTTGTGAGGATAGATCCATTATCTTCTACCTCTTTGTCTTAAATTGAGTCTTATATTACCAACTTGAAAATCTTGTGTTGTGCTACCTGTTACAGTCATTTGTACTTGTCTTGCTGTAAACCTAGCATCAGTATATCCATCATTTTCAAAGGTAAAACTACCAAAGTCTGTCTCGCTACCTAATGGGGTAAACTTACCTTTAAAACTTATTGTTACACCTGGTAATGTATTTGCTTCTTCATCTGGAATAATCTGGTTACATTGCACATAGTTATCACCATTACCTAGTTCTATTGGACCGCTTGTACAAAATGGTACATCACTATTTAGGTTTGGCGAGTTAGATAATGTTGTTGATTCGTGTTCGTATATAAAACCAGCTGAGTCTCCAGCTATAGGATAATCAAACGCGCCTTGGTCAATCCAACAACCTCTATCCATTGTTCCTACAGACCAAGTGTTTGCTAAATAGTTCCAGATAACATATTTATTTGGTATGTATTGACCATCGCCACTTGGAAAACCCCACCATATTTCGTTGAAGTTAGAGTTATGTCCACCCCAACATGACTTTCTTCCTGGTACATTTAGTTGATCATATACATAATCATGCACATCACATGGTATTTCACGCACAACGCCATCATAAACAAAGAAGGAGTTTTCTCCCATCCATGCTAGGAAGTTACCAGTT